GTATTAAAAAGGCTTGGGATATAATGGATAAGTCAGCCCCAACAGTACAATATAAATAAGGAGAAATATGAAATCAGAATTCGAAGAAATGTGTGAATCGTTTGGTGTGTTAAAATCAACCAAAAGAGTTATGTATCCAAGACAAATTAAACTTAGTGAAGAGTTTCTTAAAGCACTTAAAAATGAGTGGTTTAAAAGTAAGTTAGAAGAGGAAGTTTCTGGGCCTGTTAAAAACAAACCAGCTAAATTCCTTAAAGCTATGCAGTTCCATGTAGCTGACTTTGAAAAGAATGCAGACTCTGAAGTTGAAACTTACAAAAGGATGATGGAAGAAGAGACGGCACCTGAACAAACAGGGACAGATTTTAAAGCAGATACACCACAAGGCAATAAAAAAGTTAATCAGAAAAAAGAAATGATTCGCAAAAAAGAAGTTGAAAAACAAAACATGGAATTAACTGAAGATAAACCTAAACAATCAAATTTTAGAAATATGTACAGGAGATAATATGAACAAGTATGATAGAATATTTGAACAAGCATCTAAACAATTAAATGAAGCAGAAGATCAATCAGCAGCTTCTATTGCAGTTTATCAAACAGGTATGGGTGCAATGCAAGCAGTGGTAAATTTAATAAACGCAGGAAATAAAGCAGTTCTTACAAGAATAATTTCAATGGGTGAGCAAAAAGCAGCCCCTGAAGTACCTGATCAAGAAGCAGGCTCAGGTGGCATTGGAGCTCAAAACCCAGCAGAGCCAGTAGGACAACCAAATACAAATTCACCAACCCAACAGGTAGCTCAATAATGAGAGATAGTGATACTATATTATTAGAAGAGGCTTATGAGAAGATATATGAAGCTCTGCCGCCTACAACTCCCAATATACCATCACTTACACAAGCAGGTAGACAACAACAACAACAAACAACAGCCCAAGGGGCTTATAGTTTTATACCAACTATTGGTGAGTTTAAAGCAGCCTTTGATGAGATTAAAAATATTAAACAATCAGGTCAGAAAGTTGAAGCTTTATATAAAGCAGGTAAAATAGGCTCAAAATTATTATTAAATTTATTAAGTGGTGGTGTAGCAGGACCTGCTATAGAATTAATAAACTCTTTAGGGGATGCTGCTGATTTAGCTTCTGGTATTGTAGATGCAACTAAAACATTAAGTGAACCTACTATTAATAAACCAGAAACATCAAAATTTAAAGCTGAACAACAACCAATATTATCATTACTTAGAGTTAATCCAGAATTATCAAAAATAGTAGATGATGAGGTTGAATATAATTTCTTAAATCAAGAAGTTGGAAAAATAATAAAACAAGCTGAAACAAATCCTGAAATGTATATGCCAAATATGACTAATGTATTAAAAGATTACATTAATAACTCACATTTAAACAAATCTAAATGGGCTCCTAATTTAGGACCAAAGCAAAATAAAAGTATTTCACTTCCAACTCCTACGTCAACTTAATTAAAGCTTCCATCCCCGAGAAAGCATTATTAATAAAGAACTCAGGTTTAACCTTATCTAATTTGCATTTAACACAAATCTCATTAAGATCTTTAAAGTCTTTATATTTCTTAGGCCAGAAGAAGACCTTTTCTCCACGTTCTATTAGTTGTGTGACCTTCTTCTTAACATCTTCATTGTTTAATTGATTATCTAATACCCAAATACGTTCTAACAACCTATACTTCTCTAATTCATCTTCTTGAGCATCTGATAATGATATACTTCCCATAGCAACCCCATTCTTAACAAACATAGAGTCAATAGGACCTTCAAAGATAAAGAGGTAATCTAATTCTGGATCGATATTTCTAATTCCAAAGACCGTTTTGTCAGCTCCTGGCTTAGAAAGGTATTTAGGGTCTTCACCATACATAGAACGTGTCTGATAAAACTGTATTTGATTCTCTGCATCATAGAATGGGATAATTAATCTGTTCTTATGTACAAAATCTTTTAAACTAACGAATAATCCTCTAGGATGATTGATTGCCGTATCTAATCGACGTTTTTTAATAAGATTAAGAGCATCATCAACTACCTTATTGCCTTTATAGTACGATACTTGTTGTTCATCGAAGAGGTTGATGCTATCATCGGGTAAAGTACCAGAAGAAGGTTTGCTTATTACTGGTTCTTTTTTAGCTTCGACAATTTCAGTAGAATCATATTCTTCTGAGTCCCTCATTACCTCTACAAATTCCATTCCTGACATTTCCATTACCCAATTAATTGGATTCCAATTTCTTTGACAGTTTTGACAGAACATATAGTCATCATCTACCATATAATAGAGGCGTTTCTTTTTACCCCATGATTTACCTTCCCTACAAGCAGGACAACAAGCATTATATGTGTTTGTATATTTTTTAAAGGTAGGGGAACCAGCAAATTCGTAAAACTTCTGTATTATATATTCTCTAGGTAATCTCATATCTTATTTTTATTATAAGATACGATAGGGGAAAGGTCAAGGTAATTTAATAATTTTCAGGAGAAACTTGAGGATCTTGTTTATCAGCATAACCTTGTTCGATTATTTTTTTAACATCTTTTTTGTTAACAACTATCCAAGGACCTGCCATATTTTCACTACCCCACTCTATTTCATAAACAAAAATACCCAATCCATTAAAATATGTTATCATATTTAACATACTATCTTTGTCTTTAAGGCGGTTATTTAGTTTGATTGAAGTATATTTTGGTCCACCAAAAAGAGATATATTATCTGGCTGGTAAAGCTCATTTAATTGTTTAATTTTATTATTAAAAGTATTCATTAATAATCCTGTACTTGCTTTTTACCTTCAGCACGAGAACCATGCTTACCTTTGGCTTTTGTTTTCTTATCCTTCATGTTAGGAATAGCGCCAGCTTTGCCTTTACCAGCTTTACCAAAACCTGCCCCTCGGGCATATTTAGTCATTTGTGCTTCGTAAAGTTTATCAAAGGTCATTTAGAACTGCTCCGCTGGTCTCTCTTCAGCTGAAGGTCCTTCTTGAGATGCTTCAGGTTCTTTTCCTGCTGAAAGAATCATACCATTGATAACTTCAGTAAGTTGAGCAAGGTCACCAGCTATTTTAGTAAGCTTAGTTGAATTTTTGCTAATACCCTCAAATGGGCTTCCTTCTTTATCAAGGGATATAAATTGTTTGTTTAGTGAATCAGATTCTGTTCCGTTAATCCAGTCAGAAAATTCATTAATCTTAGCTGTCCACTCTTTGGCTCTCTCAATATACTTTGATTGGTAACCAGGCATATTAGGTTCTGTGTTAAACGCTTCAGCATTTTCTGGTTCTTGAAACCCATTCATATAGGCCTCTCCATCTGACATTGGTACATCTTCTGGTCCTTCAATTAACATCTTCTTAAAAACTTTTTCATATTTCGGCATAGTAGTCTCCTTTTGTATACATTACTTTAAATTATTTATCGACTTTCCGCAATTTTTATAGTATAATATAAGTATGATTTGGCCAGATATTGTAATGATGGGTTCGGGGGTTGTATTTTGTGCGGCATTAGTGCCTCAAATTATTAAAAATTATAAACAAAAATCAGCAGAAGAAATATCTTGGGGGATGTTAATATTGTACTTAATAGGTATTATTATTCTTGGGGTTGGGTTCGCTGGACTTGGTGTTTGGGGGAGTTTTGTAACAAATGCAATATGTTTCTGCGGATATTTAATTATAGCAATACAAAAAATATATTATGAAAGAAAATAATATGAAAAAAAGATATTTCATTGAATCGTGGGATAATAAAAGTTATGCTATTTATATTTTCATGGATAATAAATTAACATTATATAAACCATTTGGTATAATATCCATATGGGAAGATAATCACATTTCAAAGATGGATATTAATTTTTTCTTAGATGCGCTTTTTGACGATGAAGTATATAAAGAAATATCTAAAACGGAGGCTTTTATAAATTTATTATGAGATGTAATAATGGAGTTAAAAAATGAGATGTAATTGTGGTGTAAATCCGAAATATCTAACAGATCAATGGCTGATTGCAGAGCAGGTTGAATTATTGATGATACCTGGCATGCTTAAGAAGAATAAGAATGTTATTAAGACTAAAATACCTGATAAATTTAAATTAGGAACTGGTCATATGGTATTTTGGTGTCATAAATTAAAGTATCTTAAGAAAAGACATAAGGCTGTTAAGGCTGAGGTAAAAAGAAGAGGTTTTAAAGCGGCTGAGAGAGAAATTGAGTTAGATGATTTTCCGAAATGCTTTCATAATGATTGGAAGCCGTCTAAAGAGGATACTGATATTCTTAGAGAAAGATTAATTTGGAAAATTGAGCAGAAGCCTAATCAATGGAGATATATGAGTAAGAGTATTTCTGATGTAGATGATTTAAAAAATAAAATAATAAATGGAGAGGTATATAAAGTATGAAGAGAGAAGGAACATTATCATGGGACGAGTTTTTTATGGGCGTAGCTGAATTAGCTTCAAAACGTAGCAAGGACCCGTCTACACAAAACGGTGCATGTATTGTTGACCCTATAAGTAATAAGATACTCTCGGTTGGTTATAACGGCCTCCCTGAGGGTTTATCAGATGATGGATGGAATACAGTTAAACCAAACACCATTGAACCCATGTTATATGATTATTGGGAGAAACCTCAGAAGTACGACTTTGCGGTTCATGCAGAAGAAAATGCAATCTTTAATGCAACTTCTGATTTAACCAATTCAACTATCTACATATATTCTGAAAAAGGTTATCCGCCTTGTTCAAGATGTGCTAGGGGTATAGTTCAAAATAATATTATGGAAGTTGTTTTAAAAACTATTATAAAAGAAAACACAGAACAATATGACTGGTGGCCTACGAACCATATGTTTCAAAGACGTGGGGTTAAGATAAGAGTGTTAGGAGAATAATGAAAGAAATAGCAATAGAAGATATTACAGTAGTAGCAATAGTGACGTTTTGTGAAAACGCCGCCGAACTTGGTTGCCCAAGGGATAAAGAAGTTGATATGTGGTTTAGAGAACTATGTGCCGACGATTATCCAGAAGCACAAAAGGTAGCAGGTAAATTACTTGATATAATTCAACGAGATGCAGATGACACAAAAAAAGATAAAGTATTATAAATACGCAAATAAAATAATATCCCCTAATGATTTTGAAGATCGCGAAAGAATAACATATTTCAAAACAAAAGATAATAAGACATGGCACCATCTTGAATCTAATAACACCTGGCGTCGTTGTTCTGATCCAACCCATCATGGTATTTATATAAAAGAAATTTCAAAAGAAGACCTTTTTATCGAGATGTTATGAGATATCAGTTATACAGATATAATCAACCAAACCCAAATGATTACAATTTTAGAGCCATTGAATTTCTTTCTGATAACGATTCAAATATGTGGAAAAGAACATCAATAGCAGAAAGAATAAATAATTATAAATTTGAACCTACATCAAATTGGATTAAGATTACATTTGAACCATCAGTTCACAAATTTAGTAATTGGGTTAAAGATTTAACTAAAGCAGAAGCATTCCTTGAGTTGTTATGAAATATTATAAAGCATTATTAGATAATATTCAATCAGTATGGCTCTTAATAGAACATAATGATAAAACATGTGATGTATATACTAGACCACCATGCATGTATGAAGGTAAATTAACAAAAAGAGCAGAAAAATATAGACTACTTACAACAGTTGAAGATTACAAAAAATATCATGCAGTATTTGAAATTTCAAAAGAAGAAGCCTTTATAGAGTTGTTATGAAAGAGACAAAATATTATCATTGGACCGATGCATTAACAGTAGAAGATTATCCGTTTATATTTAAAATAGAAAATGGAATTGCATATTTTAGACATTATGGTAGATGGATAAAACAAACTGATAATAATGAAGCTATTAAACGTTTTAATGAACGTTATACAGAAATAACAAGAGAAGAAGCCTTTATAGAGTTGTTATAAGGAGAAAAAATGAAAAATTATAGATATGAAATGGTTGATTGTGACGCACATGATGTTGGTAGGTTAATGAATAAGTTACAAAGTGAAGGTTGGAAGCAATTAATGTTTCAAACTGGCGGGGATTTTAACAGTGATAGTATTCAAGGTTATAGACCACTAACTAAAAAAGAAAAAAATGAGATTGTAAGATTTGTAAAAGCTGAAGAAAAAGCAGAACTAAAAGAACTGCGTAAACTTGCAAAGAAGCACAAATATAAATTAGTAAAAAATAAGCTTGATTAAATCTAGATATATGTTATTATATTAATAATAAGAATAAAGAAGTCAACCGATATACACAAAAGCGTTCTCCGATATACTTCAAACAAACAAATAAGGAGTAAATATGAATACAACAAACACACAAAAAAAGAAGCTTTTACTCATGTCAGGAGGCATGGATTCGACAGCAATAGCTCTAGATTACGTAGAGAAGTATGGTGCAGAAAATATAATTAGCTTAGGTTTCAATTATGGGCAACGTCATTTCGAAAAGGAGAATGCAGCAGCAACTCGTTTTTGTGAAAAAAGAAAAATACCTAGAGTAGTTCTTGATGTACCAATAAGTCAAATTGGTGGGTGTTCATTAATCGATCATGATATTGATGTAACAACTGATATGGCTGATCAAAGAAGTACAGTTGTACCTCAACGTAATGCTATCTTTTGTTTATTCGCAGCAGCATTCGCTCAAGAGAATGATTGTGATGCAATTGTACATGGAGCATGCGCTGAAGATGATGAGGCTTATAGAGATTGCCGACAAGCATTCTTTCATTTTTTAGAGATGGCTATTCAAGCCGGTAGAACAAGCCCAGTTAAGGGTTCAGAAAATATTGTTGACGATGTATATGTCGAAACACATCATAATTGTAATAAAAATAAAGCAACATTCGGCATTGTACCAGAGCGTTTAGATATCAAAATTGAAACACCTCTTATCTTTGAAAAGAAAGAAGATACTTTAAAGAAGATTCTTGCAAAGCATGATGTAAGTGTTTATGAAGATTCATATACTTGTTATAATGGAGTTCAACCAAGTTGTGGTAAATGCCCAGCCTGTCAAGAACGTCTAACAGCTTTTAAAGTCTGTGGAGTAACAGATCCTCTTGAATATAAAGGAGAGTTATGAAAAAGAAAAGAGATTCAATAAGAGATGCAATAGAAGCTAAAATGTCATTGGCTATCTTTAAACCAAATGATAAAGAAAATAGATTTGAGTTGACTAAGTCGTTAACAAACCTATGTGATAGTTTAGTATCTGAAAAGCAGATTGTAGACTATTTGGTTAAATGCGACGAAGAAAATAATACACCAAAAGTTATCAAAAATAATGAAATGGTAGCTTCAGTATTTCTTAAAAGAACAGAGAATGGAACATTTAAAGAAATTTGGAGTTTAGCAATGCCAACTTGTGAGGATTAATGGATTGGGTTGCAGGCATATTAGAATTAATCGGCTTATGGAAAGTCGGTAACAAAAATCGTAAAGGATTTTTATTTAATATTGCATGTGGCCTATGTTGGGTATCTTATGTGTTAACATCAGGTACGACATATGGTTTATTAGTAATAGTGATTCCAGCTTTATTTATAAACATTAGAAATTTTATTAAATGGAAACCAGAGGAGAAAGAAAATGAAGAAAACAAAAGACACACTAATAACTAAAATGCTTAACTTGCACAAACTTCGCAAGGATGTAACTAAGATGAAGAAATCAGCAGCTTCAGATTACAAAGATCAACTTAAAGAAATTAATCTTGAGATTGAAGATGTGATTGATGAGTTGAATGACCTTACTGGTAACACTGAGGCAGATGCATCGGAAGAAATTGTAGTTGAAGATAACGCGTAAAATATTACCACCAAAATTTAAGCGGTTGTGCAAACAGTGGTATGAAGATACTACTGGCACTAACTGCGATTGGTGTACTAAACGTGAAAAATGTACAGAACATAAAAAGTTAGAACGACTTCAGAAAGTAGTCAAAGCTAAACAATGTAGTAAGTTTAATCTTGATAAGTATTACACAGATGATGCAAATATGTTCAAGAGAATATTAAAAGGAAAAAAATGATAGTAAAAAATATAGACGTATATGACGGGTCACATTTGTCAGGCAGATTTGCTTATGACCATTTTAAAGATAGGACTCAACGTATTGGAAATATAATTGCGTTTAGAGCTCCAATGAAAGTTGAAGCTGAGTTTATGGTTGATAAGGAGGACTTGGTAAACAATGATTTTATTTATAGCGAGGATGCCATTAATTTCTGTATTGAAGTTCCTGACATTTCTTTGTTTGCTGGGGTGTGTTTTCAGCGCTTATTTAACACTGGTATTGCTAATATCCTTGCTGCTGATTATCTTAAGTGTGACATCGAAGTTGATGGTGATGACATCAGAGTGCACAAAGAACACAACCAAGGCGGAATAATCCAATTGGTTGGAAAAGCATCAGTAAGTATTGCAAAAGAAATTAATGGAGCTGTTTTAATTCATACAGGAATTAATATTACAGCAGGTAAGAAAGCACCAGCATTTGCTTATAGTACAAATCTTACAGATGAACAAGCAGAAGAGTTTATGCATAAGTGTATTGAAATGTTCTACGGAATGATAAATGATTGTTGGATTGCAACTACAAAGATTGTTTAATTAGCCTTCCATATATTTTTGCGATAGCCTCTTACATCTGAAAGTTTATTTTCTTTCTTAAGTTTACAGAGGCTATCGCGAATATATCTTTCTGAAAGATAGGGAAATCTTTCAAATAGTTCATGTTTGGTTAATCCATCTGATTTAACACATTCATTATATATTTTTTCTCTATTGGTTAGGGAATCATAAAGAATGTATCTTAAATCATGGTCACCAAATGTATCTGTTTTAATTAATTTTTGAGAAATCATTTTTTTAATTATTTTTGTAATGACAGTACATGATTTACCAAACATATCATACATTACATCTCTGTTAATATAACCATTCTCTTTAATATAATTCAAAACTTTTGATATATAACTGTCATATTTAATTTTTTCTGATTTAGCTAAAGTTTCTTTATTTTTGTCTTTTGATTTTTGTGACCTAGGATATGTTTTCTTTCCTTTATTCCATGGTACCCTACCTTTACATGCTTTACTGATTTTTGATTTAGTATTATTAGATAATTTACCACCACATCGACCACCGAATCTGCAATTACAATACATATCATCATCAACAGCATTAGATTCTTTAATGTAATGGGTTTCAAGTTCATCTAATTTTTCTTGATTATCTTCATTACAATATTCTAAAATTGTTCTTTCCCATTTGTCATTTTTGTTTTGATTATAATAATATTTTAAAAATATAGTACCACTACCAGTATAACCATCATCTGTAGTTCCCACATGTTGACCGATATAATAACGATGCTTTGTTCTTTTATTGTTTTTATTTTCCCATAAGTATATAAATCCATAATATGTTTTCATATAATTATTTATCTTTTATGTACTGACTTAAGATATTTTTGTTGCACAAAATTTATGCTTGACAAATTTTAGATTTATTATAATATATTAATATAAGAATAAGGAAGGATGGCAATGAGTAATTTAATAAAACATGCAAAGAAAGAATTAGAACTAGCAGGAATGTTCGATAAAGATAGTGACTATAATGGGGACATTGGTAAAGCTGTTATGAAACTTATGGAAGTATTTTCAGAACAAGGACATAGTGGGTGTAGTGCAGCAGTTACATTAAGTCTCTTTAGTAAGTTAGCAGATTTTAAACCTATAACATCATTAACTTTAGCTGATGATGAATGGAATAATGTTTATGGGGATACGTTTCAAAATAAAAGAAATTCATCGGTATTTAAAGAGGGTAAAGATACAAAACCATACTATGGTGATGCATATACTAAAAGAACACCAGACGGAAATCACTGGCATGGGTGTTTAAAACTAAAAGATGGTAGTATAATGTCACAATGTTTTATAAAAGATGTTTCTAAAATGCCTACAATTGTTATTGACGTAGAAGAAAAGGAAGTCACCCCTGATGATTGGGAAATGTGGGTTAAGGATGAATCACAACTTGATGAACTTGCTAAGTATTATGATTTTACATTTAACAAACAACAAACAACAAAACAAAACAAAGGAAAAAGCAAAAACTGAATTACTTGAAAGAGTTTTTAAATTAATTCAGAAACCATATTTTAAGGATCACAAATTAGGAAAGGATTATTGTAGTGATATTTCTTTCCCGAGAGGTTTAGGCGAAGATGTTGGAAATTGTATCCAATCATGTAAACCAGAAGTATATCACAAAATAAGAAAGGACCAAGAATGAGCAAAGAAAAATATAAAGTTAAAGTATATGTAAGCCATGGTTATTTTGAATATGAAGTAAGCAATATAGAAAGTGCTCTTGCACATGCCGAAGCAATAATGTCTAAACAAACATACCGCAGAAGTATAGGTGAAGATACTGTTGAAGTACATCATGTATATAAAGTTAAAGTGGTAGGGCCAGGTCTTGCATCTGAATATCCCGATACTTTCAAAAGAACATAACAAACAACAAAACAAAACAAAGGAAAAAACAATGACCCGTAAATTCAAAACACCAAGCAGAGCATATCCAAGAGCTATTCTTAACGACGAAGAGGTATATGTCCGTAAAGCATCATTCGTTAATGATAGAGGTCAGACTTATTACACAGTAAAGTCTACTGAGGATCGTACTGCTGAGGAAGAAACTGTACGCAGTGATTATCTCCAGATGATATAATCATTAATTATTTTACTACAGGTGGAAAAACCACCTGTAGTAATTATTAAAGTACATTATGATAATATTTGATTTTTTAAAAGATATCGTTTATAGAAAGAAGGGTAATCTTCTCGAGAATCCAGAGAATGAGCAAGAATTCGATCCTTATATGCTTCAACGATGGTTAAGCATGCATTCACCTAATATGGCTAAGTTGTTGAATGCGACAACTAACAGATTATATTCTGTTTATGATACAAAACAGGAATGGTACAAGATTTATCTTGCAACTATACCCAAAACATATTCAAAACGGATTAAATATATTAAGAAGGTTAAGAAAGAAAAGGGTAAGAAGGAAGAAGAAGATATTATCAGTTTCATAGCCAAGAGTAAACAAATGTCAAAAAGAGAAGTCAAATTATATATTGAAGAGTTTGAGATTGATTTAAAAAACGTAAAGAAAGCGTTTGATATAAAATAGGAGTTATTATGAGAAAAACAACAGGTGATCATTTAAAAGATAAAGGTTTAGAAGACCAAATACATGGTGTTGCACCACAGAAATCAATTGACATGACGTCATACGCAGGTACAGACATTCCAGCCGAGTGGGATATTGTAGGTGTAACGGGTGACATTCTTATGGTAGAGTATGTTGATACAGATGGTGAGCACGAAGAAATTGTTCGTAATGGTATTATTATTCCAAAAGCAATGCAACATAAAGTTTGGCGCGTAGGACAAATTATGAAAGCCGGTCCAGGTGCAAGTGAACAAGCAGTAGAAGGTTCATTTATAATGTTCCCAAACGATAAAGGAATCCCACTATCAAAATTTGGTGGTAAGAATTATATCTTTATTAATGAAGAGCGTATATTTGCATTTGTAGAACCTAAAAAATAATATATTAATAATTTAAGAGGCTTATCTTCGGGTAAGCCTCTTTTTTTGGATAAATATTTACATGAGACAAATATTATACGCATTTGATTTAGACGATACATTGATCAAATCAGAATCTAAAGTAGATTTGATTAGAAATGGAGAGCATATCGAACTCACCCCCTCTGAATATGCTCATTACATAAACCAAGAAGGTGATATCATTGATTTTAAACAGTTTAATGAGATAAAAGGGCAGTTTGATAAAATTGGTATCGTAGGAATGTTAGAATATTTTACAGAAAAGCTGAAAGATAGTTTAATAGATACAAATATCCATGTAGCAATTGTTACAGCAAGAGGAAGTATTAATTTTACATCTGTTTTAGAATTTTTTGAATTTTATTTTAGGTATATTTTACAATATAATTTAGATTTAACACAACGCTTATTAAAGAAGATTGAATTTAAAGGATTACATTCAAGTGATCCAGAAGATAAAAAAGAACATATCGAAGGATATATAACAGGTGACAAACTTAACCTTCCTGGAATGGATGAAATACATTTCTTTGACGACTCTATCAAAAATGTTAGAGCAGTTTATAGTTTAAGTCCTGATTACCCAAATACAAAAGTATATTCTTATTTTGTACATGAAGGTAAAGCGACACTTTATGATCCGTTTGGAATGGGCAATGAATAAAAAAGATTTTAAAAAAGATTTTCTTGGTCCTTTAATTGTAGGAGCAATAATTTCTGCTATTTTTGTTTTAGTAGCTATAATATTTTTGGTAACAATATGAAATTAAGTACAGATGGTTTAAGAGCTTTATTAGCAACGCATGTTGTAGAATTAAAAGCACGAAGACGTAGACCTAAAAATGGTAGGCCTTCTACACGAAGATTTCTAGCTACCAATAATGGTGATCTTTTAAATTCACCAGCAGGTAGGATAGCATTTAACTTCGCCCCACCTACAAGACCACCCAAATACAACGCAGCCTCAAAGAACCTTGTAGTGGCTTGGGATATTATGATGAGCGAATATAGGGCAATTAATGCCGATGAGTATAGCGTACTGGCAGTTATGCCATTGCAGTCCGAACAAAATATTATTGACTTTTGGCTATACTTTAATAATTACTTACAAGACATGGCGCCTCAGCAGAAGCTGACGTTTAATGATAGTTAGGAGCAGAAATGTTAATTGACAACACAATAATAGAAGAGACATTAAAAGGTTTACTGCAAAGTAACATCAAAATGAACCTTAAAAATAAAACTTTTAAGAAAGGAAAATTAATTCTTTTTAGACAGAACAATTATCATCTTGAACTTACAATAGAGATCAAAGATGGTGTGACTAAGAAGTTTGAAATTCCGATTCCATTTGATGTAGAGTCTTGGGATGAAGATGGTTTGGTTTATTTTGATTATAGACTTTCAACCCTTTCAAAAGGAAACTCAAAGTTCTACCATTTAGTAAAAACTCTACCAAAAATAGGCAACAACAAATTTTATAATACAATTTTAGAAATTGAAGTAAATTAATCATTGACTTATATTATTTTCACCTTATAATAATATTATTAGAAAATAAGGAGAAATTATTATGGCTGAAGATCTTAAAATATTCTTTAGTTTGGTTTCCGGAGATGTTTACGAAATCTTCGAGGACGAAGTTAAAAACCTAGACGATACACAAGTACCATTGCTTAAAAAGCCAAACCAAAAATGTAACATATGTTATGGAAGATTTTATGAAAGCCGTCATGGCCATTTCGAAAAATCTGAAGGTGCAAAAGGTGATTGGGTATTAGATTATTACACACCATGTCCAAAATGCGCAACCAAGTGTATTGATTGGAAAAACATGAAAGCTCAAATAGATGTAGCAATGCCGAAAACAGTAGGCGCTCAAGTTGCTGATGATTCATTTGTAGAGGCAATCGAAAACAAGGAAATTCCAGTTACAGTAACAGAAGATACTACTAGTGAATAAATTAGCTGACAACTTTCCGAAAGCTTATAAACCCAGAGGTGATCAAAATAAAATCTTGAAAGAGATTGATGAAGCGATTGCCGATGGGCATAAGTTTATTATCATCCAGAGTCCTACAGGAACTGGTAAGTCT